AATGTGCTGGTAGTAGGAGCATTGATTAATGTATCCATTTGTTTTGCTCTTGACGCATTTAATACATTTATAGTCATAATTATATTCCTTTATTTTTTAGTATATTTTTTAACTAATGCTGGCTTGTGTGCCTTGGCAGCAGCAGTACGAGCACTTGACAATGCCATGGCCACAGCCTGAGCTTGTGGATGGCCTTTGGCCATTTCCATTTCAATGTTCTTACCAATGGTCTTTTGGGAATATCCTTTTTTCATGGGCATAACTGTCTCCTTAGGTTGTTGAATTCATCGTATCATATGGGGCTGACTCTTTGGTGTAACCAGCGGCTTGAGCAGCAGCATGTTGAGCATCAGTTTCAATTTCAGCAACCGCACCGGTAACAGGATTGATCATGCTGTGGCTGGCGTAGTTTTCATTGCCGGGCAAATTATCCACGCAAGGAGTCACCGTGGCAGTCAGCATCCATTGAGTTTGTCTGTGAGCGGAGATGCGATCTGCCAGGAAGTTTTGTAGGCCATATTCTCTCACGCTGGTGGCTGAATCAAAGGTGTCTTGTAGGCGATTGATAATGGTGGCAAGATCGGCCAATAATATGAGAAATTGTTCTTGAGGATCGTGAATTGTCACAGTGACAGGTGCGTCGGTGATTTCGCTGTCGGCAATGATGTCCTGGAGATCACCTTTGGGAAACACTCCTAGGCGTCGCAGTTCTTCCGCGTAAGCATCAATGGCTTCTTGTGCGTCACTGTAGATCTTTTCCAACATCTTGTGATACTGTGGAAAGTCATCGCCCATGACTGCCCAATGAAATTGGTGAGCCTTGAGGTAGAAAGCAAAGTTGTTGGCAAAAGCCATTAGTAGGTTGGTAATCAGTTGATTCATTTTATTCTAATCCTGTTGTGGTTGTTGAGAAATATCTGCGTGGGCGTAGTGAAGGGTTGGTGATGTTGAATGCAGGTAGTGGATCCACTGGACCAGTCTTAACCGGACCTGCGGCTGGTAAGCCTTGTGATACTAAATGGCTGGCTGGTTCTTCTGGTAAGTTAGGATCATCTAATAGTTCGCGGACTCGGTAGTCTATGACTGCTATGGCTTCAGGACTGGTCGCTGCCGTCTTAGCCAAATTGAGTTCGCGATATTCACGCTCCACATCACGCATTGAGAAACTGTCTGGATATTTTACCGACCCAGTCCATTCTATACCTTGGAATAGGCCAAACAATTCCCATAATTGCTCTTCACACAATTCTAAATTATCGGCTTTTTCCGCCAATTTCGCATTAAGAAGTTGAAACTCCGTCTCAAGTGCTATCCCCGAGCTGGTTCTAGTTGCTGTGGCTCTTATACCACCAGTATTGGCTAGTGCGTTGATTTGTTCTTCCAAGTCTTTGATTACATTGCGAATGTTGTCCACATTGCTGCCACCGTGTTCCAAATAATAAGGATTGAGCCCAGGGTCTGTGCCTTCTTGAAGAACGATAAGAGCACCGGCACCTGATCCTAACTGGGCTGTTGGCGGAACTACCAATGATGGATGTCCATCCAATCTAATGCTTTGTTCAACTTCCGAGGTCAAACAATAAATCATTTTTTGAATATCTGATATGTCATTGATATCACTAATACCAATACCTTTGACCACGCTTTGTTGATTGTATAACAGCACCACCGGAACACGGCCCAGTTCATTGACTTCTACGCTTTTTATGTGGGCTTCTTTGTTTTGATCATCCAATACCCAAGTGCGGATTTCTGTAGGAGTTATTTCTTTTAGTATGGTCATTTGATCCAATACTTCTTCGATGTATTTGAAATACACCAATTCATATTCACCAGTGACCTTACGCTCCCAACGCCAATCGTTGGCCACCAATGGGCTTATGAGACTCATATAAGGACGGACACCCATTTCTTGTTCTTGTGCCAGTGTGGTGGCACCCACATTGGGTTTGCTCATCACAATCCAAGCGTGGCCAAATACTGATGCCCAACATTCGGCTTCTTTCATAAAAGCATTCATATTGCGGCCTTCATAGTCTGTGTCTTTGAGGAAACTATCCAAATCTGCTCGCCCTTCCCACGATTCAAAATTGCGATTGATGTCGTTGCGGAACAAGAAACTCATATACACTGCTATGATGGCAGCACAATGATTGATCAGTGGAGTGTTAAGCAATCTGGCATTATACTCACCTGGCTGTTCCAACACATAGCGAGTAAGGTATCCACCTAATCTATAATCTTGACCGCCAACATAACTATCATACAAAAAAGTCCAGCGTGGTCTATTGCGACCATATTCCATGTTGGTAACTGAAAGTCTCGCATAGTCATTGACCAGTGTAATGTTTGCCATTTATCTACTTCCTATTTTATGTGACCACATCTTGACTTCTGGTTCCTTAACTGGCTGCCTTATGGGGAACAAATAATCCACACAATAACGCAGTGCATCTGCCATGTGATCGTAGCCTGAATCCTTGTCTGGTTGGCTGGTGCCGGGTCGATAGGTCAGCCGCTCCAAACTGGTTATGGTATATTTACATTTTGGATCCACAAACAAGCGGGAAACACCACTACTACTGCGTAGTAGACCATTGACTGCGTTGATGCCATCTCTAACTGGGTTATGGCGGTTGGGTGCCAGCACACGATATCCTGCTGACCTCAATATGGTATGATCGGTTCGCCCACCTGCCGATGTTTTTCTTGCCGACCCTGATGGATCCGGATAGACCACTATGCTTTTACCGGGATATCTTGTATTGATCTCTGTCACCATCTCATCGGTATTGCTGCCAAATATCATTATCTCATCTATGATGTGTAGGCCATCCTTAAGCCTTACAGCCACAGTGGCCGACATGGGATCACAGTTGAAATCCATTCCAATTTCTAACTGATGGGGAATGTTTCCTGTCCATTCCTTTAAATTGGTGGCACGATCAAATGCGTAGAACACTCGTCCAGAGAATGTTTCAAAGGTGGCTTCATATTCTTGCCGGAATGTGCGTTCGTCTAATGTGCGGCGTGCTGCTTCTATTTCAGCGGCATCAACCTGTCCGCCATCCAGTGTGGTATATTGAAAACTAGCCCATTCATCGGGCTCGGTGTGGCATTGACCATACAACTCATAGGCCCAGTTGAGTCCTTTGGGGGTCCCAATGAACATCGCACCGCCTCGGCGATCCGAGAGAGTGGGACGCAGTGTTTCATACCAGGCTTCAGGTTCAATGTCTGCGAACTCATCGACGACCAAATAGTCGAGTCCAACTCCTCGTAGGCTGTCATAGTTGTCTGCTCCTTTAAGTGCTATGGTTGATCCATTCTTTAATTCTAAACTCAATTCTGTTTCGTTAATCTTCTTTACCCAGCGTAGGTCGGTGAGTTGATTGCGTAGTTTCTTCCAGGCAATCATCTTGGCCTGTCTGTAGGTTGGGGCCACATACCATATGGTGCGACCAGGTTCTTTTGCGTGCCAGGCCAGTTGTCTAATGCTTAAATGCGTTTTACCAAAATCGTCTCCCGGCAATGACGACCTTGAATCGTTGCGGGGCCTCCACTATGGTTTGTTGGGGAACGGTTAAGGGCATTTATTCGGACCAGGGAAGGGGTGCCGACTCTTCATTGTTGAATGGATTATCACTTTGACCCAGCAGGTTCTTTCCCAACCAGATCAACATGACCGCATTGCCGCTCAAGGCCAATCGCAGTTGAGCACGGCGTAGGCTTTGCTTCATTGACTCACGACCCCGGGTGAGTTCATCGCGGAAGTTATAGGTCAAGGTGTTTTCATCCACACCAAACCACGCACATATTTCGCTGTCTTTACAGCCAATAGAGGCCAACTTTTCAACATCCTGGGCTGGGATAACTTTCTTATCCCGCCCCACTATTACGCCTTCCACTTCAATGGTGGCGGTTTTTCTTGTTTTTCTTTCTGCCATAGTGTGTTATTTACCACACTGAAAACAAAGGTGGTATCTATGGTGGTTATTCTGCGGCCTCCAAGTCCAACACACTGGCTAATTCCAGCAGTTCTTCACGGGTTAAACTATCCAAATCAGCGAATGTGCCTTCATCCGCTGTGGCCAACAATCGAGCAATAATCTCTGTGCGTGTCATTCTGCGGCCTCCTCTTCCAAAGGATATTCATTATACCAAGCCTCAATGGCAGCATCACTGACATAACGAGCAATCAGCCTGCTTAAATCATCCCAATAACTGGCACAGCGATCGCCTGTTTCATCTTCATAAATGGCAATCCATTCAGTCATATCATTGTTCCAAAAAATGCTGACGCCATCATCAAAACACAAACTATCCAGATCGGTGCCCAGGGCATAATCCACAATACTTTGACGCATCTTATCAATAGAAATCATTCTTTAATCTCTCTGTGTGTCGTAGCAAAATCGCTACATGAATCATTATAGGCGAATCAGGGCTGACCGTCAAGTGGGCCAGCCCGGTGTGGGTTTTATGCTACAACTGGATGATCACGCTTTACGCTGTAAAGGCCAGAAGCCGCCAGTTCTTCTGCCAAGGCATCGGCACGATTACCGACGGTTTCTGCGTCACAGCCGACGATAAGACGACAAGAATATGTCTTGTCGCCATTTTTGGCAGTTAATTCATCATCTACTTCATAAAAGTTAATTTCATATCCAGTTATTCCAAACTGCTCTGTCATAGCAAAGGTGTTGGTCTGAAATAGATAATCTGTGATAGCCCCAACTGGTGGAGTATGAAGCCAGTCCTTCAAACAAATATAAGCCAGCAAATCCTTTTTGTTATGAACTGGTTTGGCATATGATGCTTGAAAACATACCATTTCTCGGCTGCCGCATTCTGTATGCCTAATAGCCAAAATACTAAAAGTCTTTTTTGGTGCCGACTTTAGTGCGTTAATCTCTGCTTTACGATTCTTTGCTTGTCCCATGATATACCTCTGTGTGTGTGTTAGTAGCAACTCGCTACATTGTTCATTCTACAGGGGTTGGGCACTTTTGTCAAGAAAACGCTATTTTGTTGTTTTTATGCTACTAAATGTGGGTTGGCGATTGCCCGGTTTAACTTTATGGTCTTGATGGCTTGACCACCCAGGTTCATCGTGGCCCCAAGTTGATTATAGTGTGTTTCGGCCATGGCCAAATCACTATAATAAAAGTCTGCTGTGCTTCCACCGGTTAAGGTCATTGAGATATGGTGGCGTGAGTCATTGGTCATTTCAGTTTGAGTTGTTTTTTTCATTGATCTTTCTCCATACATTAAATCTTTGATCAGGTGGTATAGTTATGGCCAATTTAATGGGCCATCCTCTGTTTATGCGTCCCAATACAGTGGCATAGCATATGCCTGATGCCGCACTCCATTCTGATATCATACGAGTGCGTCGTTGATATGTTTTTTTAATTGTGGCATCCAGGGTTCTTGCTTGATCCAGTGGGCTTCGCCATTCCAAGTTATCCACAACCCAACCTTGGCTGCGATCTCGACGACATAGTCTATGAGTGGCGGTGGGTGGGGTCCCTACTTCGGCCAGAATATACGCCTCAAACTCTCGATATGTGTTCCAATCCAATGGCAATTGACTGGCCCAGGCATAATCTCTGTGAGCAGGTCGTTGGCGTATTTCTCTGATATACCTATAGGCATTCCAGATTTTAGGATGCTGGTTTTTCATTGTG